TGCGCTTTGCGAGCGCGGGAGGTGCCGTTGTGCGCCCCCCCTGCCGCGTACATAGGCAGGCCGGGCCTGAGCTCCCGGTTCACCCACAGACCCTCCTGCTCAATGCCCCGGAGGACATCCAGCCGCCGGGCCACCTCAATGGAATGGGCCGGGGCAGGCTCCAGCCCGGCGCTGGCGGCGGTCAGGCGGGCAAAGGTGTGGTTTTGTTCCAGCCGGTAGATGGTCAGGCTGTGGTTTTCCAGCACGTCCTCCATCACCTGGACGGTCTTGCGGTAAATTTCCTGTGGCTGCAGCATATCCAGCTGCTGGGTCACGGTATAAATTTTGCCAAAACTGTCCCGGCGGCCTAAGATCTGGCGGCGGAACATCTGTTTGTCTTCCAAAGTATCCTGATACAGCCGCTGGGTGAACCGGAGCCGGTCGCGCAGGAGGTTGTTTTCCTCCCGCACAAAGCGGGCGGCCTCGGTGTTGCGCAGCTGCACATAGCCGCAGGAGGCGCCCACCACAAAGTAGACGATGAACGCCAGCCAGTTGGAGGGCTCATAGAACAGCAGCATCGGGGTTGTCCCCTGCCGCAGATACCCTGCCGCCAGCGAGACGGAGGCCAGCACGGCAGCCAGCACACCCGCGTTGAGGCCGTACACCGTGCCGATGAGCATGACGAACATCAGCCGGAAATCGATCATCTGGAACTGGGCGTCGGTGCCGGTGGCCTGTACCAGCACTTCCGAGAGAAGCCATGCGGCTAATATCTCCACGATGCGGAGCAGCCGGGTGCTCTGGCGGAGTTTGTCCATGGCACGGTGGACGATGCTCTTTTTTTCAGTCTGGCGGGCCTGCCAGAGCTTGTAGATGGCGGGCAGGTCGTCCAGCAGACTGTACCGCTGGAACCAGCCGTACCGGCGGCGGACCGTGCGGTCGTCAGTGGGGTACGTCTGGAGGGTGTCGGCGCCGTAGCACACTTCCAGCCCGGGCTGCAGCTTTTGCAGCACCTCGCCCACCTGCCGCTGGGTGGCGTCGAACACCTGCGGCAGCAGGAACCGCTCCGGCTCCGGCGTCCAGGTATCAAACACCCGGGCGGTCAGGTCGGCCAGTTCCTCCATGCAGAGGGCAAGCAGGGGCTGGGCCGCCTGCTCATCCATCTGCACCGTGCCGGTGGGCATCTGCTCAAACAGGCGGGCAAACTGCTCCGTGCCGCTCTCTGAGACGGCGTAGAGATAAGGCAGCCGGAACACCTTGACCTGAATTTTGCTGGTCTTGGCATAATGGAAGCAGAGCTCCTCCGCCGCGTTTGCCAGCAGCGATTTGCCGGAGGGGGGCGTCAGAGCGGCCATCGGGCCCGAAAAGTACAGCAGCTGCACTTCCCGCTCACGGCAGGCCTGCAGCACCCAGCGCAGCCGGTCCAGCTCGCCCTCCTGCTCGCCGTGGGGCAGCAGGTACTCTGAAAAATAGACGATGCGGTCAAACTGGTAGGTCTCGTTGATCTGGGCCAACAGCTGCTTGCCGTCCAGGGTGACGGTCTTCACCCGGGTGTCCAGCAGTGCTTCGCTCTTGGTGTGGGTGGTCAGCACATGGTCGTCAGGGAACGCCGTCTCGATCCACTCCTGGGTCAGAAACGCCGTATAGCCTGTCAATAATATCTCCATCTTCTCTTCTCCTCGTCCGCTGTGTGGAGAGCGGGCTGTTCAAAGACAAAAGTTTGTTTCTTGCAAAAAAGCTTACTAAAAGAATTTTACCACTGCGGCAGTGGGATTTCAACTGCAAAACCCGGGCAGCCGGGCAGATTTTCCCCGTTGGCCGTCAGATGAAAAAATCCCCCTGAGCAAATGCTCAGAGGGATTTTTCATTTGGTGGACGGGCTGCAACGCCGGACGAACCCATGCGTTGAGATTTCGCCTTATAGCGTTATTTTCATTATCCCACTTCCTGGAAAACTGGTACGCTGATAAAATCCATTTGCCGCTTTGCATAATATAATTCGCTTCTACGTTCTTTATTCTTTCGGACAGAGGTTTACATTCCGTCACCCCCACAGACAGCAAAAAATCCCCCACCAGCTTTCCTTTCGGATTGCCAGCGGGGGATTTTTAGTTATGCAGTTTTAATGCACTGATTCGTCAGCTTGCCGTACACGTCCTCGTACAACTCCTGCTTATCGCCGTTGTATGTGTACTCGGCGTAGATGCCGTCGCCGGAAACGGTGGTGGACAGCAGAGCCTTGTAGTTCTGCAACGTCTTGCAGGCCCATACCACAAAGACGTTCTCAAGCGTGATCTTGGTTTCATTGTGGCTGTTGTACCACTTCACCAGCGCATTCTTGCAGACGCTCTCGTACTCTGCCATGCCAGTAATAATCATGTGCGTTCCATCCTTTCAGTGCAGGAATGCCGTCAGTTCGTAGGCCACAAGGCCGGAAACAAACGCCGCAATGACAGCCCACCACAGCTTGTTTCCAAACGCGCCGGGGGCTTTTTCTAATGCGGTCAGGCGGTCGTCCTGCTTTTTGTTTTGAGCCGTGACAATTTCAAGGCTCTTGTTCGTGTTTTCGAGTTGCTGGATCGTCAGCTTGATGTTGGTGTTCATGCCGTTTACCGCATCGGTCAGCCTTTCCAGGTCGTCGAGTCGGTGGGTATTGCTCTTGCTTCTGCTTTCAACATCCGTCAAGCGGTGTTCCAGTTCCTCGTCAGTCATTGTGCTTGTCCTCCCCCGCCTTACCGAAACGGGCCACAGTTGCGGTTTCCTTGGATTTCTTTTCCATGTATGCTTCGAGTTTGCTCTTGGTGACTTTGAAAATCAGTTCAACGAAAAAGTCCAGGAACTTTTCGTTGATAGCCCAATCTAACCAGTCAGGGGTCAGATCGCGCAGGGCTTTGATGACCTGCTTCTTTTTCTCTTCGCCCATCTTTGATCCGATCACGTTCTCTTCTGCCCAGCAAATCCATTTGTAGGCAGCCTTTGCCACGACGACGCTGTAACCCAGGCGCACCAGAGCCAGCGCGCCGATGAACACGCCGCCGACCAGGCACACGACTGCCATCCATGCAGGCATTGCAGAAATAACCATCTTGATAGCTTCCATGCTATTTCCTCCGTTTCCTTTCTCTTAACCTTTCCAACGACTCTTTGCAGCGCGCACATCGACGTGTACAAAGTTGTCGTTGTAATACCGCCCGATTCCGCCCCGGTTGGGGAGCAGGGTTTCGACGTATGCGGCCAGCGTATCAACCGATACACCAGCGATCCAGATGTCTGCGGCCTTTCCGTAGAGGTGCTGGCTGTAATGGGACGCTTTTTTCTGCTTTGCATTGTGCGCCGCAGTGCGGAACGCAGAGTTGATGTTCACCGCTTTCCCAAAGTGGGTGCGGATTTTTTGCAGAACTTCCACCAGTTCCGAATCAATAAAGATCGGATCGGAGCCGTCCTTGCATCTGAACTCGCGCACCTTAAAATCCGTGGACAGCTTTTTCGTTCCGTCCTTTGCCAGCGAATAGGCGTTAATCGCCATCGTTCACATCTCCTTTCGGGCGCAGGTCTGCGCCGCAGGCTCTTGTACAGCACTCGGCAATGAGCGTGGCAAAATCCCCGCGCTCGTCGGAGGTATCAGCCCCCGCCGCTTCCAGCTTCTCAAGCAGCCTTTCGCACAGATCGGGCCAACTTCTTTTCTTCATAAGTTCCTTTCCAGATGTCCGTTTCCGGCCCGGTTGGCATACCATACTTCTGCATGGTGTCTCGGTAGATCAGGTTCAACCGCCCGCGCAAGCTTGCGCTCTGCGTGTGCGCCAGCAGTCCTTTGATGCTGGCAACGCGGCGGTCAAAATCTTCCTTGCTCATTTCCCCGGTGGCGTACATCTCCGTTATCTTCTTGACCTCTCGCTTCAGCCTTCCGACGGTGGACTTGCGTAGTTTCATGTGGGTTGCGTAAATCCGCACGCCCACAAATTCAATACCCATGCTCACCGGGCGGATGCAGGTCTTGTCATTCAGGTCAAGGAACAATTCATCCCGCAGGAATGCTTCGATCTTCTCTTTCCACTCTTGGAGCTGTTCTTTCGTTTCGGCCAGCACAATTACATCATCCATATTTCGCCCAGCGGAATTTCGCTGGACTGATCCTCTTTTGTGATAAACACTGTGAACATGGCGGAGATCACCGCTGCGGTCAGTTCCGCGTCTGTGAACCGTCCGAGTTGCTTTAGGCTTTCCAGCACCGGGGCAAGCAACGGAACGCCGCGCAGTTGCCCCGCCCGCTCCCGCTGCAACAGGAGTAGGACGTTTTGCCGCCCGGTCTTTTTTCCGTATGCCTCAACCCTCGTCCAGTGATCCGCCGTCAGCGTCGCAGTCGTGGCAGAGGCCAGCGGGTGACGGTCGCAAATCCAGTAGGCCACCACCATTCCGTCCGCATCCGTTTCCACGCCCTGCGTAATCCTCTGGACAAGTCGCCCGTCGATTTCTCGCGGGGAGTCAATGTCCGTGAATGCAGGCGAACACAGACGGTCAGCTTCCACAATCCGCACCCGCAGATCATACGGAACATTGGGTGTCCGTTTGTTTTGGAGCACCGCCAGTGCGTCGCCGTTCATAAGAAATCCTGTAAACGCCAACTGCTGCAACATATAGAAGTTGTCGATTCTGTCAGCGTCACAGGTCGGTTTGTCTGCCCACAAAGAAAATTCGCGCATAATCTGCGCGTTCACTTTCTGTGCTTCCTCGTCGGAAATGCCCAGGAACTCGTTATCAATCTGCGGTGTCGGCGTAAGCCCACCGCAAATTACGTTGGTTCGCATTGTTTTGATGGCTCCCGTTGCAAGCGGAACACCCATGTAAGCGTCGCGGCTTCTTTCCCGCAGGACTCGGAGGTTATCTTCGATGTCCCTTTTCGAGTCGCCGCCGTGCCACATCCAACCCCGCATGGACTTCTTGTGCAGGTTTGCGCCGTAGTTGCCGTAGCCAGAGTTGAGCGTCTGGATTGCCATGCGCGCCGCTGCTGTCTTGACTGCCCGTTCCGGGGAAAGGGTGGCAAGCAGGTGATCCATAAATCCCATCGGCTACTCCCTCCCTTTACAGGTCGCGGGGAACAAAATGGTACATCCTGTTGCGCCCCGTCTTTTTTCTCGAAAGTTCTTCAACTTTGTTCGACCAATACTCAATGCGTTTCCCGATTTGGGTTACATCGGCATAGGTCAGCATTCGGTTTCCAATCTGGTAGCTCTGGCCGTGCGTAACCTTGCGTTCCGCTTCCAGCCATGCGTCAAGCTGCGATTGTGCAGTTTCCAGTGTGATTCCTGCCATTGGTTAGATACCTCCCGAAATTTGGCGACGGCCTCGCCCGCGGTTTGCCGCCGGGGTAGGTGTCGTCACGTCCGGGGCCTGCTTTTTCAACACAGGCCGTGTAATGGAAAGAGCCGCCAGTGCGTAATTGCGCAAGTCTAGCGGCTCATTTCTCTTGTGTTCTTTGTCTTTGATTTCCCAATACTCTTTGAGGTGTCCCTTGACGAAGCGCACCACTTTCTTCTCGGCCGTCAGGCCCTTAAAGTAGTTTTCGTCGTAGCCAGCCTCCTGGTTGCTTGGGAAGTGGCAGTAATTCGGGCCAGGCGTTTTCACTTCCAGCCTTTGATAGATAGAGGTTTTGCCCGCATCCACACCGATGATAAACAGGTTCGTTTTCACACGATTGTTCTTCGATGGGTTGCGGATGTACGGAACGCCCGCGCCACCCATGCCCTTGATGGCAAAGATACGGCGATTCAGCCTGTCTTTCGCAAAGCGGTAAACCTCGTCCGTGTGATGGCCGCCAGAGTCGATGCAGGTAGCCAGCAATGTGTACTCTGTTCCATCCGCCTTGCGCCAGGAACGGAGAAGAAAGTCGTCCAAGTCCTGCCACACCTGATCCGACAGCATATCTCCAAAGATTTTCTGGTAGCGGATGCCCCAGCATTCCGCGCCCTCGCCCCAGCCGACCACTTCCACCTCGAAACGATCATCCTGAACGTCAACGCCAGCGGTGAGGAACAGCACATCGTCCGGCACTTCCGCCGGGTAGATTTCGCGGCGGTTGTACAGCTCGGTGTCCTCCAACTGGATGCCGCGCTCTTCCCAGGTCTGCCCAAGTTCAGTGTTTACCCAGACTTTCATTTCCTCCGGGTTTCCGTGGTCGAGAGCTTCTTTTGCTTCCAAGAACTTCCGCACCACTTCGTCCCATCCGACAAACGTAGAGGCAAGGGTGTTGAGGTGGAATCCTCTTGTCGCTGCGCCCGGATTGGCCGCAACGTACTTGCCTTTGATCTCCTGTGCTTTCCAGCGGTATTCATTTGCCACGCACCCGCATTCACAGCACACATAGTCAATGCCCTTGTCCAGATCGTCCGGGTCGAACTTCACGTTCTCCCAGACGAGCGGCTGGTATGCGCCGCACTCCGGGCAAGGGATGTTCCACTCTTCTTGCGTGGAGAGGTTGAACGCATCCTCAATTCGGCTGTCCCCCTTGATGGTCGGCGTGGAAACCATGACGGTTTTGCAGTCCCAGAAAGTCGTTTGGCGTTTCTTCGCCAGATTCAGAGGGTCGCCCTCTGTTCCTGCACTTTTGGGATAGCGGTCTATCTCGTCAGCCAGCAGAACTTTGATAGGACGGCTGGCAAGGCTCGACGGGGAGTTTGCTCCAACGATGGTTATGTGGCCGCCGATGAAGTTTTTCTTCATCACGGTGTTTCCGGCGAATCTGCTTTTGACATCAACCAGCCCTTTGAGGCGTGGCGTGTCCCGAAGCATCGGGGAAATTCTATCTTTGGAAAGCGTCTGGCCCATATCGAGGGTAGGCTGCATACACATGATGGGAGCCGGTGCATAGTCCATGTAGTAGGCCAGCACGTTCAAAATGAACGCATCGGTTTTCCCAATCTGTGCCGCTGACATTACCACCACTTCCCGGACGTGCGGATCGCCGATGGCATCCATAATGGCCCGCTGGTACGGAGCCTTGTCCGTGTGCCATCTGCCCGGTTCTGCGCTGGACTCGGAGGAGAGTACCCGGTATTTGTCCGCCCACTGGCTGATTGTCAGCGGCGGTGGCGGTTTCAGCTTTTGCAGAACGACCGCAAACAGCTTAACCGTCTGCGGCTCCATCTTTACGATGATGTTCTTTTTCTTCGGCACTTTGTTCACCCCGCCTTACGCACTCCGGGAACATACAGATAATGAGCTTCTGGTGGAGTCTTTTACCCCACGGGCAATGCCTGCACTTGCGCCACGGTTTGCCCGGTTTAGGTTCCGTCGTCTGCATCTTCATCTTCCTTTGGCGATTCCAACGCCGTTTCGTAATGCGAAAACTCGTCCAGAATTTCATAGAACGTGTCCCGCAACACATCCTGTATCTCGTCCTCGTTGCCGCCCAGCTTCGCAATACTGGGAGCAAGTTTGTTCGGAAGAGCCATCATGCGGGAACGCAGGTTCATTAACATGGTGCTCAATCCCAGCATGATGTCCTGTTTCCTGTACAGTTCGCCGCTCTTGACTTTGTTTTCCTGTTCCGCTGCAATGCGCTTTTCGCGCGTCAGCTTTGCCCTCTCTTCGTTCAGGTCGGCTTTGCCGTCTGCGTTGCCCCGCAGGAAGTTGATATATCGCCGTACATTGGGCCACAGTTCATACAGGCCAGGTGCGGCTTCTATCAAAATGCCCTCTTCCCGGAGCTGCCGCACCCGGCGTTCCGAAAGGTCAAGGCAGTTCGCCATCACCTTTACCGTGTAAAGCTTCATCGGCATCCACCCCCTCGGCATCCGGGCCGTCCATGTCAGCCACCCCCGTTGCTCTGATCTTGGCAATATCCAGGCGTTGTACTTCAAGATCGTACCGTTTCTCGAACTCTTCACCCTGCCGCAGTTGGCCTATCAGCGTTGCGATTCTGCCAGATACTTTGTACAGTGCCTCTTGCAGTTTCTCCCGCCTGGTGAACGCGCTGTCCTTGTTGTACAGGCCCATCTTCTGCTCTGCGCCGTCGGTGCGCTTTCCGCCCTCGGACTTTCCGGGGCGGCGCATATCCGTCAGTGTCGCAATGTAAAGATCATCGTCTGCGCACTCCGAATATTTTTCGAGTGCGGCCAGAATCTTTTTCTGCCTATACCGCAGGACTCGCAACTCAAGCAGAGTGTTTTCTTTTGCCCCGGTCGGCAGATTGTCAAGCCATTTCTTTTCTTCATCGGACAACTTATCAAAAAAGACGGCACTATATGCGCCGTCTTTTTCTGCGTTCTTATTTTCCCGCGGCGCGCCGCCGTGGTTGCCCTTGGCATTTTTCTTTCCCTTGCTGTTTCTGTTTCCGGGCTGGCCGCCGCGCTTGCGCTCTAGTGACTCGTCCCATTGGTCAATACGCTTCCAGTTTCGCACTGTCCCATAGGGTACGCCCACCCGATCCGCAAACTCTTTGAGATTTATTTTTTCGCCCGCCCGCCGTCGTTTGATGTACTCGGCCTTGGCGGTGTCACGCTGGCTGTTCCGCGCTGGCATCCAACATCACCCGCACCTCGTTTCCAAAATCTGCGCAAAAGAAAAAGCCCCACGACTTGCGCCGTGGAGCTTTGCTTACTTATCACTGTACTAATTATATCAGAAAAAGTGCATCACAAAACATCATTTCAAAAATTTCTTCAAAAATTCCCCCCTTGCTTTTTCCAGACCCCCTTCGAGGAAGCCCAAAAATCCCCTCATACCTAGAAAAATTTCGCACTTTCGGACCCGCACCGCTGAAAAACGCCTCCGGCAGTACCTAAATGGGGCCGGGGCGGCCCGTCGGCCCCATCGGGCAGGCCGCAGACGGTGGGCGGGGCCGGGGCGGCGTGTCGTCGTCGAGGCGGGCAGCCCAGGGCGAGGCCGGGGAAGAAAGGGA